TTATTAACTGACTTAACTAATTCATTTGCAAATTTAGTTTCATTAAAAAATGTATCTTTTAATGATCTTACTAATATTACTAATATGACTAGTATGTTTTTTGGTTGCACTACTCTTACAACTGTACTGCTTTTTAATACAGGGGCTGTTACTGATATGACTAGTATGTTTCAGAGTTGCGCTTCTCTTACAACTGTACCACTATTCAATACAGCAGCTGTTACTAATATGAGTAATATGTTTCAGAGTTGTACTTCTCTTACAACCGTACCACTATTCAATACAGGGGCTGTTACTAATATGGTTAGTATGTTTAGTGGTTGTACTACTCTTAAAAGTGTTCCACTATTCAATACAGGGGCTGTTACTACTATGGGTAGTATGTTTCAGAGTTGTACTTCTCTTACAACCGTACCACTATTCAATACAACAGCTGTTACTAATATGTTTAGTATGTTTAGTACTTGCACTTCTCTTACAACTGTACCGTTGTTTAATACAGGGGTTGTTACTAATATGTCTTTTATGTTTCAGAGTTGCAGATCTCTTACAACTGTACCACTATTCAATACAGCAGCTGTTACTAATATGGCTAGTATGTTTAGTGGTTGCTCTTCTCTTACAACTGTACCACTATTCAATACAGCAGCTGTTACTAATATGAGTGGTATGTTTAGTAGTTGTACTACTCTTAAAAGTGTTCCACTATTCAATACAGGGGCTGTTACTACTATGAGTAATATGTTTCAGAGTTGTACTTCTCTTACAACCGTACCACTATTCAATACAGGGGCTGTTACTAATATGGTTAGTATGTTTAGTGGTTGTACTACTCTTATAACTGTACCACTATTCAATACAGGGGCTGTTACTCTTATGGGAGGTTTTATTCCACCAAATGGTATGTTTAATGGTTGCTCTTCTCTTACAACTGTACCACTATTCAATACAGCAGCTGTTACTAATATGGGTGGTATGTTTAGTGCTTGCAGATCTCTTACAACTGTACCACTATTCAATACAACAGCTGTTACAAATATGGCTTTTATGTTTCAGAGTTGTACTTCTCTTACAACTGTACCACTGTTTAATACAGGGGCTGTTACTAATATGTCTGATATGTTTAATGCTTGTACTTCTCTTACAACTGTACCGTTGTTTAATACAGGGGTTGTTACTAGTATGTCTTTTATGTTTAGTACTTGCACTTCTCTTACAACTGTACCGTTGTTTAATACAGGGGTTGTTACTAATATGTCTGGTATGTTTAGTGGTTGCACTTCTCTTGTAACTGTACCGTTATTAATTTCAGGAGCAGGTACAGACGCTAATAAATTTAATGGTATATTTAGTACCTGTCCAAACCTTACAAGAGCAGCATTGAATGGCTCAGAATATTCAATAAGTTATAGTGGTTGTAAATTATCAAAAGAAGAATTAGAATCTATATTCAATTATCTAGATACAATAGGTGCTGCTTCTCAAACAATAACAGTAACAAGCAATTGGGGAGCGCCGACACCTGTAACTCTTACAGGAACTACAACAGCTGGAAGCACAACAATAACAATGGCAAACACCACTGGTATTGCTGTGGGTATGCAAATTACTGGTACTGGTTCCCCTCTTACATCAACAAGAGCAGTAACATTTACCGATGCAGGTGATTTAGTCAACCTTGCAAGTCATGGATTAAGTAATGGAGATGAAGTTTCTTTTGCAACTATAGTAACAACGACTGGTATTGTTACTAATAGAATTTATTATGTAGTCAATGCTGCGGCTGGAACATTTCAAGTAGCAGCAACTCTAGGTGGTCCAGCACTAGCATTAACGACAAACGGTTCTGGAACCTTACGCTATCGTACACAGGTTGTATCTATTAATCCCAACGTAAGCATCACAGTATCACGACAAATGGCTGCGGGAGGTGCAAATAGTTTAACATTTAGACAATTAAGAACTGGAACAGCCCTATTAAAAGGCTGGGCAGTAACAGCATAATTTTATGACATCAGGATTTTACAAAAAAGATAATGAGGAACTTTTATATGCTCCAAACATAGTAGAAGGAAATGGGTTTGTATTAGTATCACAAGATAAAGACCAATATGAATATCCAGTAGATGGATGGTATTGGTTTGATAGTGAAGAAGAAGCAAATAATTTAATTAAACTTTTTAAGTATAATCAACTTTAACATTTTTGCTTTCAAAGGTTTTTATTTGTTCTGGATGTTTGGCTCCTTTTCTTTCTTTAGAATAGTTTTCAAAATACTTTTCTTTAACAGGATCTTTTCCACCAGCCAAATCAGCTCTCCTCTGACTCATTTCTTTACTGTAGTCCAACATGTCTCCAACTGTTCCTTTTTTTGATTCCGTTCTATTGTTAAAGTCTTTACAACTAAATGGATCTATGCTTGTATCAATAGATGCGTTTGGACTATAAAAAATTCTTACCCAATTATCTTCATCGCCACTTTCCCCAAAGTATTCATGTTTATCATTCATGGATTGAAATACATCTTTATATTCATCCGTTAATTGATTTTTATATGTATAAATTGGCATATATATTATATATAAAAAATAGGCAGAAATTCAATTCTGCCTATTTTTATTTGTGTTAGTTTATTTTTATATCTAGACTATCAGATATGGATTTTTTTGGAAGTGTTATTTTTAGTAATCCATTCTTGTATTCTGATTTGATATGATTAATAGAAACAAGATTATTAAGATTAATGGCTAGATCCTTAGATCTTTCTTCGTTTTTGGCTTTGATTTTAAGAAGCTCATCAGTTGCTGTAATTTTAATTTCAGATTTATCATATCCAGCTAGTTCAAAATCAACCAGATATACGTCTCCAGAATCTTTAATATGGGCGTTTTTTAAATTACCCCTGGAGCAAAAATCCGTTGATCCAAATAATTCATTAAATAATGTATTCATAGACTTTTTCTATATCATATATTGTGCCAATTGTCAACCGTTAAAAATACTAGATAAAATCTTATCTGTTGTATTGGAGTATGTCAAATTGGCCGCTAATTTTTGTCCCTCTGTGTTAATTTGTCGCGCTTTGTTTTCGGCCTTTTCCATTGCAGAGATAACTGATTCTTCGTTCCAATTAAAAAATGTACCTTGATTAAATTCTGAGTTTTTTTGAAAAAAAACTTGATCATAGCAATCAAACTCACCATCTGGCTCAACTAAAATTGAATTGTCTTTATTTGCCCAGTCTTTATGAGATGTTTCGTTTAAAACGATGCTCCATTTACCAAGACATGTTGCATTAAATGCTGGTAGATTCCAACCTTCAGCGCCACTTAAACCAGTTAGGTCAATATCAATTGAATTTAAAAGATCGTTTACTTCTTTGTTTTTTTGCAAAAATGGAAGAAAGTTAATATTTGTATATCTCTTACCATCTAACACGTTTTGAATAATATTATTCATATCTTCTGGCTTGAAGAACGGATTTGTAACACAGCATGTCAATTGGTATTTATTATTATTACCATACTTCTTCAGCCATGTTTGAATTATTTTTCCTGTGTGTTTTCTTTTTTCAAATTTACCCATTAAACCAAAATGAATTACATTATTTAGATAATTTTTATTCGTATTAAAAAAATCACTGTCGAACCCAAGTGGGATAAAATTAGAGTTGCTGCAGCCTTTATTTAAAAATAAATTTTTTGAATAATTTGAACTAAAAAATACTTTTTCTTGAGCATTGGCTATCGAAATTTCAGTATTGGTAGGTTGGTTGCACTCATAAAATGTATATAAATATTGATTTTTATTCTTCCTGTTTTCACTGCCATTCAAGTGCCACAATTTAAAAGATGGTATTTCTTTATCCAAGAAAGAAAATCTATTGTCTATCGACTCCTGGAGGTAATTTAAGAAATTGGACTGCAAATCAAAACTATTAAGATCGATATTTCCAACTGGGAATAAGCCTATCTTGATATCCTTATTGAAGAATTCTCTTATAATATTTAATGAGACGTTTCCAAGACTTAAAGAATTAAGTGGGGCTTCAACTAATAGTTTCATAAATTAAAATGGGATATCTTCGTCTGCGCTTTGATTTGCTGTTTGTTTGTTAACCTGTGATGGTTGTTGAGTATTCACGGCTTGAGTAGAGTCTTCTTTTTTACCGCTTGATAAAAATTGAACATTAGATGCCTTGATGAAATATTTTGTCATTGTTTTTTCGTCTTGCTTCCAGGAGTCCATACAAAGCTCGCCTTGAATTAATACTTCTCTTCCCTTTTTTAGATACTGAGAGCAGATTTCTGCGTTTCGATCCCATGCTTCACAATCAATGAAGCATTTAGTTTTTGAATTTGGATTTGAAATTGCGATGCGCATTTTGCAAACCTTTTTGTCGGAGCCAATTTCTTTCAATTCTGGATCGTTAACAAGATGACAAGCTGTAATAATTGTGTTATACATGGTATATTTGTTTCTTTATGTTGTTTATGAATTTATTATGTATGTTAATACATCCTTGAATCGATAAATTCAATTCTTTAGCTATTTTTTTCCAAGGAGTGAGTTTATTATTAGACATGTAATATCTCATGTCAATAATTTTTTTCAATCTTTCATCTTTTTCTTCATTTAATATTTTTTTAAAATCTTTTAAAGCTTCGTATTTGTTTAATTCATCTAAAAAATTATCACAACAGGGTTCTACAAAATTTAATTCATCATGAATTGAGAATTCTTTATTTTTTTTAAATTTATTTAAAATATTTAAACATTTCCATTTTGTTTCGTTTGCTAGATAGGTTGAAAATTTAGTTGATCTATCTGGATCAAATTTTAATGCGGATGAATATATCGTATAATCTTTTTCATCCATTATTAATCCTCTGTCTATCGCGTAAGACGATCCTTTCGCAAATTTTTCAACCATTGACGTATAAATACCAGAGTGTCTATTAATTAACTCTAACAAACTCCATTCGTCATTATTGTTTTTTATTTTATTTATAAGGGACAAGTCGCTTTCCATAATTCAAAAATTTCTTTATTTAGAACAGAATCAAGTATTTCATTAGAAAGACTTTTCAGCAAGGATTGGTCATTTGAGGTCATCCATGTTAGAGAGCTATCGCATGAAGCTGATAAAATTTTATTATTAGTCTCCTCCAGAGAGTTTGCTGGTTCTATTGTTTTTCCATTTTCATCTAATCTTGAAATATAAACAACCAAACCATTGTTCTCTTTCACCCATTGTAATTCATTTTCAAACCTCAAATCAGTTATAATTAATACTGATTTGTCATCATGTGAATTTTTTAATTCTTTAATCCATATATCTGGATCGAGTTTTCTTCTGACATTAGAACCCCAAAAAACGAGGAAATCTCTAATAATTTTTTTCTCTTCCGAGTCTTCGGTAAAAGCAGAGATTCCAATTGTGTTTTTTAATAGTGGATCGACTTCAAGCTTCAAAGATTTTGCGAAAGAATTAATGGATGTTGATATTCCATATTCATTTAATAATTCTGATAGAAATCCACCCAATGTATCCTTCCCAGATCTTGCATTTCCAGCTATTGCTATGATTCTGTTGTTTAAACTCATTTACGTTATGCGAGTTATAGAGCAAAATAAAATATTTGTCAATAAAAATTATTTCATATAATATATTTATATTAATTAATATTAATATTTATTCAGGTAAGCTTTTCTGTAACGTTAACGTTATTATATGGACAATTTTCAACAAGTCAATAAAAAAAATAATAATTTTTTCGACTTGCAAAATTTTAATTACAAGGTATAGTGTAAATACATTGCTATGATCTTTGAAGAACAAATCTCCCGCAAACCTAATTTATACCCTTGGACAGAACAATTTATTGAAGCTATGCACAATGGCTTTTGGACAGATAAGGAATTTTCATTTAAAGCGGATGTCCAACAATTCAAAACCGAATTGACTGGTCAAGAAAGAGAGATTATTGTTCGCACATTATCAGCAATTGGGCAAATTGAAGTCGCTGTTAAAACATTTTGGGCCAAGCTTGGTGAAAACTTACCACACCCATCGCTTCAAGATCTTGGTTATGTAATGGCTAACATCGAAGTTATTCACAATAGCGCATATGAAAGACTTATTAGTGTTCTTGATTTAGAAGATGTTTTTGATGAAAATCTTAAACTTGAGTGGATTCAAGGAAGAGTTAAGTATTTAAAAAAGTACACGCATAAATTCTATAAAGATTCAAAGAAGCAATATCTTTATGCTTTAATTCTATTTACTTTATTTGTTGAGAATGTGTCTTTATTTTCTCAATTTTATATTATCAATTGGTTTGCGAGATTTAAGAATGTTCTTAAAGATACTGATCAACAGGTAAAATATACTCGCAATGAAGAAAACATTCATGCTTTAGTTGGTATTAAAATAATTAACACAATTCGTGATGAGCATCCAGAACTTTTCGACGAAGATCTTCAAGAGAGAATTCTTCATGAGGCTGAAGAGGCTTTTAAATCAGAATCTAAAATCGTTGATTGGATGGTGAATGGAATCAACGAAGATGGATTATCTGCAGATATTTTAAAGGAATTCATTAAAAACAGAATCAATGAATCACTATCTCAAATTAATTTTCCAAAAGTATTTAAAATTGATGAAAATCTTATATCATGTACAACATGGTTTGATGAAGAACTTTTGGGCAACAACATGACTGACTTCTTTCACTCAAGACCAGTCGAGTATAGCAAAAAAAATCAATCATTCAGTGAAGACGATTTGTTTTAATTTATGAAGAACGAGGTATATTGGCTAAACAAGGATTCAAGAAAATTTCTTGAAAGAGGGTATCTGACAGAAGGTGAAACACCAGAACAGAGGATTAAAGACATTGCTGATAGAGCTGAATCTTTATTAGGTAATCTTGATGGTTTCTCAGAAAAATTTGTCAATTACATGTCAAAGGGTTTTTATTCCTTATCCAGTCCAATTTGGAGTAATTTTGGCCGTGAGAGAGGTCTACCTATTTCCTGTTTTGGTAGTTTCATTTCCGACCAAATGTCTTCAATTCTTGAAAAAATTTCAGAAGTTGGTCAAATGACCAAAGCGGGTGGAGGAACTAGTGCATATTTTGGAGCGTTGCGTGGCAGAGGAGCCTCAATCTCATCTGGCGGGAAATCTACAGGTTCAGTACATTTTATGGAGCTTTACGATAAGCTTATGAATGTTGTTTCTCAAGGCAATGTTCGTAGAGGTTCATTTGCCGCTTATCTACCTATCGATCATCCAGATATCGAAGAATTTCTTAAAATTCGTGGTGAAGGTCACGAAATTCAAGAAATGTCAATCGGCGTTTGTGTTTCTGACGAATGGATGAAAAAGATGATTGAAGGAGATAAAGAAGCTCGTAAGATTTGGGGTCTTGTGATCAAGAAACGTTTTGAGTCTGGTTATCCATATATTTTCTTTTCTGATAATGCTAATAATCAAGCTCCTCAAATGTATAAAGATAAAGGGCTTAAAATCAATAACTCTAATCTCTGTAATGAAATTATGCTTTCTAATTCAGATGATGAATCATTTGTTTGTGATCTCTCATCTCTTAATCTTGAGAAATGGAATGAGATTGCTGAAACAGATGCAGTAGAGACCCTTGTATATTTTCTTGATGCTGTAATGTCTGAGTTTATTGAAAAGACAGGTGGTGTCAAGTTTATGGAGGCTCCACGTAAATTTGCTATTAATCAACGCGCTCTTGGTGTCGGTGTTCTTGGTTGGCACTCACTACTTCAGTTAAAAATGATTCCATTCGAATCTATGGATGCTAAGCTGCTTAATGGTCAAATTTGGCGCACTATTAGAGAAAAATCAGATAAGGCAACAATTGAACTTGCAAACTTATTTGGAGAACCTCCAATGCTTGAAGGATATGGTCGCCGCAATTCCACCACTCTTGCGGTCGCTCCAACAACTAGTAGTTCATTTATTTTGGGTCAAGTTTCACCATCTATTGAGCCGCTTAATAGCAACTATTTTGTTAAGGATCTAGCCAAGGGTAAATTTACTTATAAAAATCCTTATCTCGAAAAGCTTCTTAAAGAAAAAGATAAAAATGATCAAGAAACATGGAAGTCTATTTTGATTAAAGGTGGCTCTGTTCAACATCTTGATTTTTTAACTCAAGAAGAAAAAGATACATTTAAAACATTTGGAGAGATTTCTCAAAAAGAAATTATTATTCAAGCAGCTCAAAGACAAAAATTTATTGACCAAGGTCAATCACTTAATTTAATGATACCACCAAACACTAAGCCAAAGGAAGTTAATGAACTTATGATATTTGCTTGGGAACAAGGTATTAAAGGTTTATACTATCAACGCTCTAGCAATCCATCTCAAGAACTTAGTAGATCAATTTTATCATGCTCAACGTGTGAATCTTGATAAAAAATATATATTTTTTTTAAAAAAAGTGTAAGATTAATATAATGGAAGTTGATTTTTCATCTAAATTAAGAAGTTTTTTTGGAGTCGAGTCTGATGCAGCATCAAGACCTGGACCAAAAAGTGGAGCGCAAACACCTTCTAAACCATCTGAGCGCAGAAGGGGTTCAGAAAAAAACAAACCAGATTCAGCGTCTTCAGATTCTGATTCAAAAATTACTTTTACTGAAAAAGTAATTAACTCTTTAAAACAGAAGGTTTCTGATCATAATGAAAAATATGATAAAAAAGTTACCCTAAACCAATTAAAGAAAGTTTATCGTCGCGGTCTTGGTGCTTTTTCAACTTCTCACAGACCTGGGCAAACTAGAAATAGTTGGGCAATGGCTAGAGTCAATATGTTTTTAAAAATGCAGAAAGGTGGCAAAGTTAAAGATTCTTACCGCGCTGCAGATCAAGATGTCGCTAGAGGAGAGGAGCTTTATTATGAACAAAAACCAGAAGATTGTTTTTGGGAATTTGACTCAATTGATTTTGATTTAGCTCGTATTGATTTAGTAAAAGCTGGTGTCGATATCGAAGAAGAAGGTGATATCGAGTTAGATGATATTGATTATACAGAAGCAGAAAAGAAAACGCTTAATAAACCATTTAGATTACCAAGTGGATCAAATAAAAAATTTGGCGTATATGTTAAAAACGATAAAGGTAATACTGTAATAGTTAAATTTGGCGATCCAAATATGGAGATTCGCCGCGACGACCCAGAGCGTAGAAAAAGTTTTAGAGCGCGTCATCAATGCGATACAAATATTGGACCGAAATGGAAAGCCCGTTATTGGAGCTGTAAATTTTGGTCTGCAAAACCTGTTTCCTCCATGGCATCTGCTGAAGAATTATTATTGAGCGATGATGATGGTTTAGATTGGGGTTGGGACGATTCTACATTTGTTGATCAAGACCAAATTTTTACAGAAAATCCAGATCTTGAAAATATTGAAGATTTTTTTGAAGAAGAAGAGCTTTGATATTATAATCATGCACTAGCATGAATTATCGAGTATCAGTAATCACTTCAATATTTAAAGCTGGTGAATTTATAGATCACTTTTTACAAGATATAAAAAGACAATCAATCTTTCATGAATGTGAATTCTTATTATTAGATGCAGATTCACCACACGAAGAGTTGAACGACATAACTCCATTTTTAGATTTTAAAAATATTAAATATTTTAATATTGGCAACTGCTCAGTATATGAAGCATGGAATAAAGGAATTGAATTATCAACATCCAATTTTTTAACTAATTGGAATACAGACGATAGAAGATCTTATAATTCATTACAAAAACAAGTAGAAGTTTTAGAATCTAATAGTTCAATTGATCTGTGTTATGGATATACAATTCAAACAGACAAACCTAATTTAAATTTTGAATTTTGCGATAAAAATAAAGTCATAAATTGTTATGAAGGTAAAATTGAAGACATGTTAAAAACCAATTCTCCGCACTGTATGCCAATGTGGAGAAAAGACATGCACGAAAGATTTGGACTTTTTGATACGAAATATTTTTCAGCTGCGGATTATGATATGTGGTTAAGGGTTTTAACTGGTGATGGTAAATTCCAAAAAATAAATGAAATTATTGGATCTTATTATCACAACCCAAATGGTGTTTCAACAAAACAAGAAACATTAAAAAAGGCTATTGACGAAGTAATAGAAGTAAGAAAAAAATATTCATGAAAAAAATAATATCATTTTCATTATGGGGTAATGATCCAAAATACTGTGATGGTGCAGTAAAAAACGCAATCTTATCAAAGATTATATATCCAGATTGGATCTGTAGATTTTATATTTCAGATAATGTAGATAAATCAATTATTGATAAACTAGAAAAAGAAAATTCAGAAATTTTTATTAAAAAAGATAAACCAGATTGGTCTTCAATGTTTTGGAGATTCGAAGCTGGTTACGATAATAATATTGATATTGTTATCTTTAGAGATACTGACTCAAGATTGAACTTAAGAGAAAAAAATGCAGTTGATGAGTGGGAAAAATCTGATAAGACATTTCACATCATGAGGGACCATCCGCATCACGGATATCCAATTCTTGGCGGAATGTGGGGAATGAAAGTTAATAAAAAATATGATTTTGAAAATATTCTAAAATCTTTTAAACCAGAAAATCAATATGGAACTGATTACGTATTTTTTATAAATACATTATTTCCATTTATTGGTGATGATAAAATTACACATGATGAATTTTTCGAAAAGAAACCTTTTCCAACGAAAAGGGAGGGCTATGAATTTGTTGGTCAAGTTTTTAATGGAAACGATGAAACACCAATAGAACATATCAACGCATTGTCTAGTTATGAATTTTTTTAATATAGATTGTCACATATCTGTTATAGCAGATATCAAAAACATCTTTGAAGATCTTGGTCATAAAGTCGATTCATGGTCATTGTCTGGACACAAATGGGTTTTTAATTTACCAAACTGTCCGTCCAAAATTATAAACGAAAACAATTGGAAAAACTTAAACGAAGAAATGGTTGAAATTTTTTATAAATTTCACAAAGATGAATTAGACAAGTATGATGCATTTATATGTGCATATCCGCCTTGTTTTTTGAAATTATTTGAAAAGTTCAACAAACCAATTATCGTAATTGCAGCGACAAGGTATGATTATCCATTTGCCGATGACCCCAAAAGACTAGCGTGGTTAGAGGAGTCATTAAACAATAATAAAAATTTAATTTTAGTTGCAAACAATCAATTTGATCAAAAATATTGTGAGCTTTTTCTTGAAAAAGAATGGCAATGGATTCCTAGTTTATGTAAATATACAAATTCAAAATATAAACCAATAAAAAATCAATCTATAATTTTTAGTAAATTTTTAATTGATTTTAATAATCATGATTTTATACATCAAAGTAAAATTCATCAATATTCATGGGACGAGCTTTACTCATATCAAAGTATAATTCATCTTCCATACAATGTTTCAACCATGTCTATATTTGAACAATATGAAGCTGGAGTTCCGCTTAATTTTCCATCATTAGAGTATGCAATTGAATTAATAAACAATAAAATACCATTATTTTCTGAAATTGTTTTTCCAAATAATAATCCAGATAGGCAACCTAATCTTTTTCTAAATAAAAAATGGCTATCTTATTCAGATTTTTACAACGGAACAATAAAAGCTTCGTTTTTCCAATTGGATAATATAAAAAAACCAGAAATAAATATTGATTACCAATCAAATAAAGATATAATTTATTCATTGTGGACAAAAATTTTAAATGAATTATGATTGGACAAATAGATTTAAAGGACGAGGCTGGCTTGCATATTAGAAAAATATGCGAAAGAGAAGATGTCCAAAATATTATTGAAATAGGAACATGGAACGGGATGGGGTCCACTTTTTGTATATATGAGGCAATTAAAAACACAAATAAAAAATTAATTTCTTTAGAGACATGTAAAGAAATGTATGATGTTGCCTTTGATTTTTATAAAAACAAAAAAGAAGTTTCTATTATTAATGGATTCATTAGTGATAAACTATTAGATTTCAACTTATTAGATGATTCATTTTTTACTGATTATGATAAAAATTTGAAATTATCATGGTATAATGAAGATCTAAAAAATATCAATAATTGTAAAAATGTTTTAGATCAAATTCCAGAAGAAATAGATTTTCTAATTTTAGATGGAGGCGAATATTCTAGTTGGAATGAATATTTGATTTTAAAAGATAGATCAAGAATTGTATTCTTAGATGACACAAGACCTCCAACAATAAAAAATTTTATGGCAAGAGAAGATTTATTGAAAACACATAAAATTATCGTTGATAATTTAAACCATAGAAATGGATATTGTATTTTTGAAAAATGAAAATTGCAGTTCAATCAATTATATTTAATGCGCAAAATAGCCTTCCATCTAAAATGTTGGATGCCTGGTTAGAGCAAGTCAATGATATTGGGGATTTTGTTTTTATTACAGAAGGAGCTACAAAAGCAAAAAACCATTATTGGGATGGAGATACATCTTTCTTTACAAAAGATGGAAAATCAACAGACAATACTGTCGATGTAATAAAAAAATTCGCAAAAAATAAATCAAACTTTTTTTTAAAAGAAGCCGAGCATTTCTGGGACGGTAAAACATCAATGTTAAATTATTGGTTTTATGAAAATTCTCCAATTTATGAAGCTGACTATGTTTGGCAAATTGATATTGATGAATTCTATAAAAAAAATGACATTAAAAAAATTATTGAAATTTTAAAACAAGAAAAACCAAGTAGAATTGATTTTTTTGCCAATCACTTTTGGGGTGGTTTTGATTATTGCATAGATGAAAGATCTGATGGAGTATGGGCAAATAAAATACCATGGATGAGAATATTTAAAATAAATAAAAATAGTAAATGGATATCTCATGAACCACCTAAGATGTTATTTAATGAATATGAGAAAATAATTTCAAAATATGAAACATTAAAAATGAACTTAAAATTAAATCATTATAGCTATGTTTCTGAAGAGCAAGTTTTATTTAAAAGTAAATTTTATAACAATCCTGATAAAATTTCTTTATTCAAGGAATGGCAAACAAACAAAGAATTAGATATATTTGGTTGTAAGACCTTTCCTTTTGCGGATCAACACCCAGAAATTATTAATAAATATTATAAAATAAAATAGAATATCTACATAAAGTATTTAATATAAATTCAAAATCAAATTAAATGCAAAATTTAAACGAAACATATTTTGGCAAAAAAATAGATCATATGGATATACTTAATATAGAAGATGCGTATAAATTAGCTACTGGTAAAAAAACAATAATTATTACTGGGGTTACTGGTCAAGATGGAAGTCACATGGTTGACTATTTGCTAAATAATACTGATTATGAAATTTTTGGTTGTGTTCGTAGATTGAGTGTTTATAATCATAAAAATATTTCTCATATAAATAACAAGCGCTTTCATTTAATTAACTTTGATCTTACTGATAGTTACTCAATTGCCAGAATAATAGAAAAAATAAAACCAGATTATTTTATTAATTTGGCCGCTCAAAGCTTTGTCGGAAGCAGCTGGGATTTTGCCCAACAAACATGGGAGACAAATGCCACATCAGCACTCAATATATTAGAGGCTATTAGACTTTACCACCCAAGCTGTAGGTTTTATCAAGCTGGATCTTCAGAAGAGTTTGGCGATGTATCTTATGTTCCTCAAGATGAAAATCATCCATTGCGTCCTAGAAGTCCATATGGAGCTTCTAAAGCCGCATCTAGACAGCTTGTTAAGGTCTGGAGGGAATCTTATAATCTTTATGCTGTTCAGGGTTGGCTTTTTAATCACGAGGGAATTAGACGTGGCGAAGAATTCGTTACCAGAAAAATAACCAAAGCGGTTGCGAGAATTAAAAATGCAATAGATAATAATCAAAATTTCTGCGCACTTGAACTTGGAAATGTTGATGCAAAAAGAGACTGGAGTGATGCCGAAGATTTTGTTGAAGGCATTTGGTTAATGTTAAATCAACAAGAACCAAAAGAATACGTTCTTTCTTCAAACGAAACCCACACAATTAGAGAGTTTGTTGAATTGGCTTTTAAGGCTGCTGGGATTATCGGTTATTGGGATGGTAGCGGCATAGATGAAACTTTTAATAACATTAATACTAATGAAATCTTAATGAAAATTAATATTAAATATTATAGACCTGCGGAGGTTGATCTCCTTTTAGGAGATTCCACAAAAGCGCGTGAGGAACTTGAGTGGAAACCAAAGACATCATTTAAAGAACTTGTTGACAAGATGGTTTTTCATGATATACTTGAGTATGGCAAAGTCTAAAATCAACAAAAAACACATTCTTGCCAAACTTACGCTTATCCCCACAAAGGATAAGCGTTTATTTTATATGCGCGAAATGAAATTTTTAAATCTTTTATGTGAAAGATATTCATTAGAATTTATGAATATAGTGTCATTTGAAAAAAAATTCGATTCATTAGCTTATTTGGTTAGCGATAAATTAAAAAACGTTCTTGATAAAAAGTACAGAGCATTCAATTTTAAGATTGACTTATCAAAATATCAGACTTACAATATTGGAGATAAATCTGGAGAAGATTTAGAAATAAAACGACTAGTTAAAACAATTAAAGATTTTTTAAATGAATAAAAGCAAAACGAAAGAAAAAGAACCGATATCATCTCAAAATATTTTAGATTCATTTTTAAAATCAAATAAAAGCGATCATTATAATTTTGAAGATGAAATTACATATAAAGTATCTAGCGGGTCTCTTCAATTAGATTTGCAACTAGATGGCGGATTTGGTCCAGGACTTCATAGATTTGTTGGTATGAATGAAGGTGGAAAAACATCAGAGTCTTTAGAGATTGTTAAAAATTTCTTGAGAGACCTACCAGATACAAAGGCTTTTTATATCAAAGCTGAGGGTAGACTCTCTCCAGAAATGAGGGAAAGATCTGGCGTTAAGTTCGTTTTTTCGGCTGAAGAATGGGTGGTTGGCACATGTTTTGTTTTTGAAAGCAATATTTATGAAACAGTTGTTGATATTATGAGGGAACTCATTTCCAAAAATGATGAAAAAGTTAAATATTGCTTTTTGTTAGATTCTGTTGACGGATTAATCACTAGAGGAGATCTAGATAAAAGTTTTGAGGATAGTAATAAAGTAGCTGGTGGAGCGGTTATCGCTGCCAACTTTATGAAAAGATTATCAATTGCCTTGGCGAAAAGAGGCCACATGGCAATTTTTATTAGTCAAGTTAGGGCTGATATTAAGTTAGATCCATATACAAAAGCTCCAATTAGACAAACAAGTGCAACTGGTGGAAACGCACTGCTTCACTTTGCTAATTATATAATTGAATTTGAGGCAAGATATAAAGGAGATTTAATACTACAAGACCCAACCAACAAAACACCCGATATTCAAAAAAATCCAATTATTGGACATTTTGCAAAGGTGACTGTTAAAAAGTCACCAAATGAAAAAACAAATATGACTATTTCGTATCCAATTAGATACGGAAGAAAAAATGGAACTTCAATATGGATTGAAAAAGAAATTGTAGATTTGCTTTACGCATGGGAATTTATAGAAAAAAAAGGTTCTTGGATTAATCTATCCGATGAATTTAAAGAAATGCTAAATGAAAACGGATTTATCCTTTCCGATAAGATTCAAGGAGATTATAATTTATTTAAAATAATTGAAGACGATAAAAAATTATGTCAGTTTTTAACTGCTTATTTCAAATCAGCAATTTGCAATCAAAATTAATATGAAATTTATTGGTTTAGATGGAAGAGAGAAAAATCTCAAAAACGCTAAAAAGTATTTAATTGATTGGCAAAAGGATAGTAGAAGCAAACTTCAATTAAATGTAAAAAATTTTCTTCAGCCATATTGGAGTACTGATATTGTGTTTGAAGAATTTAGAATAGCTGGAACAAGATTAACGTTTGATTTTTATAATGCTAATAAAAAAATAGCTATCGAAGTCCAAGGGCAACAACACACAAAATATATAAAATTTTTCCATACCAATAGATTAAAATATTTACAACAACTAAAAAGAGATCATAAAAAGCTAGAGTTTTGTGAAAAAAACAATATAAAATTAATAGAGATATATCATACAGATGTTGTCTCAAAAGAATTTTTTGAAAATCAAGATATTTATTTATAATGAGTGAATTTGAACCATACGAACAACCTGAATTTAGCATACCAGAGAACTTAGTTAATAAGCTTTATGAATTTAGTGGCGATTCCGATAAATATAAAGGGGTAATTATCGCATGTGTAACTGAGAAGGGTCATCCATTAATTTACTCTAGATTTGATTCAATGATTACAGAGCTTGGGTTAAGAAAAGCGATGATGGATTTCTTGGAGAAGTCTGATGGAGATACTGAATGCATCTCAGATTAATCTTGATTTTGATATAGATACATGTTAATTTAGTAATAATGATATACAACTTTGAAATAGAGAAACAGTTTCTTGCTGGGCTAATTAAAGAGCCAGATAATTTTTCTCAAATTGCAAACTTTATAAGTGCATCTGATTTTTATTCAGATCAAAGCAATCTTCATAGCACTATTTTTACAATTATAAAACAAGCCATTGAAGCTGGCGATGCAATAGATGAAATCATCATTGCCCAAAGAGTGAATTCTATAGGGCTGTCTTTTGAAGACAATGTAAACCCATCTGATTATATTAAATCCTTAGCTTTGAGGAAAGTACCATTTGGTAATTTAATTAAAACAGCTAAAGAATTAAAAAAATACTCCGTAAGAAGGGAAATATATAATTCCGCGCAAAATGTTTCAAAGATAATGAAAACAATTGCGCCAGAGTCGTCTTACAAACAGATAGTTGAATCTGCTGATGTTATATATAATTCAAAAATTAATTTATTTGAAATCGGAAACGATACACCAGAAAACATCTATGATGAAATGGAAAACATCGTAGAAGACAGAGGTAATAATCCAATCACTGAATTTGGTATGATGGGACCACATACTAAAGTAAATGAGATTTATGGTTCTCTATTAAGACCTGGAAATATCACTGTTATCGTTGCTAGATCTGGAGTTGGTAAAACACAGTTTTGCATGGATTACTCAACAAAGGTTAGTGTAAAATATAAAGTTCCAGTTCTGCATTTTGATAATGGAGAAATGAGTAAAGAAGAGCTTGTCATGAGGCAGTGTGCCGCACTATCTGGAGTACCAATGCATTTGATTGAAAGCGGCAAATGGAGACAAGCTGGCGAGGAAACTGTAAACAAAATTAGATCAGTTTGGAATAAGATTAAAGATCTAAAATTTTATTATTATAATGTTGGCGGCATGGACGTAGATTCAATGATTAATACCTTGAAAAGATTTTATTATTCTAAAGTTGGCAGAGGGAATAGCATGATATTTTCTTTTGACTACATCAAAACGACATCAGAAGCATCTAACAATAAAAATGAATGGCAAGTTGTCGGGGAAATGGTTGATAAATTTAAGAAGTGTATTCAAAAAGAAATTCTAGAAGATGGCAATCCAGTAATACCTATGATTACTTCCGTTCAGTCAAATAGAAGCGGAATCACCAATAATCGTAATTCACAAAATATCATTGACGACGAAAGCATCGTCTCTCTTTCTGATAGAATTACTCAATTCTGCTCTCATATGTTCATCTTGAGAAATAAAACATCAGATGAAATAGAGACAGAGGGAGCTAGATTTGGAACTCATAAATTAGTTAATGTAAAATCAAGACATCTTGGTCAGGATATTGCTGGCGCAGTTGAACCAGTCCGCATTAATGACACCTTAAGAAAAAACTTTATTAATCTTGAATTTAGAAACTTCAACATTAAAGAATGTGGAGATTTGAGAGATATTGCAAGAGCTTTAGAAGGAACAGAACTAGATGATGACAACGAAAATGATGAAATCCCAGACTTTGATAGATTCTAATAAAATTAAAGATATTTTAGAATCAATAGGATATCAGTTAATTGATTGCGGAAATCATTGGAGAACAAGTGCTTTATATAGAAATGGGGATAATAAAACCGCTGTTCAAATATATAAAAATACTGGTGTTTGGACTGATTTCGTAGACAATCAAGGACCAAAACCAATCGAAGCCTTAATAAAGCTAACATTAAAACATGATAAAAAACAATTAAATTCAATATTAAAAAATATTTTGAATGGAGAGGTAGTAGAATACATACCAAGAGAATTAATACAAATGGAAAACGTTTACCCGAATACAATTTTAGAAAGATTATTTCCAAATTACAACTTTTATAAGAACAGAAAAATCTCAGAAGAAACTCAAAAGTTTTTTAAGACTGGATTGGCTGGAGTTGGTCAAATGTACAGAAGAATGGTTTTTCCTATATATAATGAGCATGAACAGATCGTTGGATTTTCTGGCAGAAAAGTAGATGATAATAATGACTATCCAAAATGGAAGCATTTAGGAAAAAGAAGAAATTGGATTTATCCAGCTTATGTACCATCCGAAGACAATGTTGATAAGATTATTTCAGAAAAAAAAGAAGTCATCTTGGTTGAAAGCATAGGTGACTGCATGTCATTATTTGAACAAGGAATAAAAAATACACTTGTTACATTTGGTTTGGGTATAAACTCTAATATTATATCGTATTTAAGCAGCAAAGAAATTAATAAAATTATAATATCAAATAATAATGATTTTGAATCAAGCAAAAATCATGGACTTGTTTCATCTATAAAAACATTTATCGTTTTAAGTAAATTTTTTAACTTGGATCAACTTATAATAAAATTACCACCAAAACCATATAATGATTTTAATGCTGCACACGAAGAGGATTATGATTTTAATAATTGGATCAATGCCGAACTAGATCAAAGAAAACAATTAGAATTTATTATAGATTTCATAGAGAAAAATAGCGCCCATTTTAATATCAACGATATTAAAAAATTCAAAAAACTTTACAATGAGCAATTTTAAAACATCTCTTTCTGCGAGTAGAATAAAGACAGCGCAGTCATGCTCTTGGTTGTATTGGGCTAAATATCATCTTAAGATGCCAGATCCGAGTAATGATGGCGCTAAGAGAGGATCTATATGTCATTTAATATTTGAATTACTTGGCAATCCAAAAAGAAAAAAACATTTTAATTTAATTATTAAACAACAAGATATTTTTTGTGTTGAATCCATAAAGAGACTTGTTTTAAAACACGCCAAAAAAGAAGGTGTAGACGATGAAGATAATATCAATTTAATCAAAGAAATGACATTTAATGGTTTGTCTTATGATTTTTTTGGCAATCAAAATGCGACCCCATTCAAATCCTTGTCAGAACAATCTTTTGATATTGAAGAGGATGATGGATTAATTAAATATAAAATAAAAGGATTTATTGATAAGCTTTTTCTGTATAAAAATAAAAAATTCGCTCTAATTAGAGACTTTAAAAGCAGTAAGTCAGTTTTTTCTGGAAAAGAAATAACGGATAATATGCAAGACTTAATGTACAGTCTTGCGGTTAAAAAACTATTTCCAGAATTTCATAATAGAGAAAGCGAGTTTTTATTCCTTAAATTTGATTTAGATGAAGAGTCAAAAAATTCTGGTATCATAAGAATGAAACCCATTACAGATGAAGAGCTTTTTGGTTTTCAGGTGCAATTAACCGAAATACAAAAATATTTAGACAATTTTTCTGAAAAAGATGCTAAAAAAAACATGGCTCATTATAAAGGTTATCCATCAGATAAATCTTTTAGTGGGAAATTATTATGTGGTTTTGCATCCAAAAAAGGAGAACTCAAAAAAGATGGAACTAAAAAATGGAATTGCCCAATGAGGTTTGATTTTTTTTATTATCATATTTTTAATAAAAAAGGAGAATTTGTTTCATCGGTTATGGAAGAAGACTTTAAAGAAACTCTGGTTCCTGACGATGGCAGTTATGAGATGAAATATTACGCTGGTTGCCCAGCCTTTTCTTCTTGATTTTGTTGATTAATCATGCTACGATATATAGGTATGATACCTATTTTTAAATCTTGTTACTCCATAGGCAAGAGTATACTTACAATCGAAAAATCTGACGATTTGGATGGTCCAGATAGCATCATTAACATATGCAAAGAGAATGGTATTGATAGGCTTGTTCTAGTTGAAGACTGCATGACGGGCTTTATTAAAAGCCATAATTTATGCAAAGAAAACGATATGCAATTAATCTTTGGTTTGAGATTAACATGTTGCAATGATATTGATGAAGATTCAAATTTATCAAATCATAAAATTATCATCTTTGCAAAGAATGATAATGGTTGCACTTTATTAAATAAAATATCCACGTTTACATCCTTAGTCGGCAAAAATAAGATTGATTTTAATTATTTAAACTCTATTTGGACAAAGGACTTGGATTTAGTTATTCCATTTTACGACTCTTTTATATTTAATAATAGTATGTATTTAAACAACTGCATACCAGACTTTAACAAAATTAAACCATCATTTTTGATAGAGAGAAACGGTTTGCCATTTGATTCTTTGATTGAAGATCTTGTTTTAAAATTCACAAATTATGATAAAAAATATAATACTGTTTTATGCAAATCAATTTTCTATAAGAGTAGAAAAGATTATGAAGCCCTGCAGACTTACAAAATTCTATGCAATAGATCTTTTGGTAAAGTATCATCGCTATCTAATCCAAATTTAAATCATTTTGGTAGTAATGAATTTTGTTTTGAAAGTTATTTAGAAAATCATGAAAGAGAACTTACTAAGATTTAATAAGAAGCAGAGATATTTAATTTTTGACACAGAAACAGAGGGCTTGAATTTAATTAATTCTCGTCCGTGGCAAGTTGCTTGGATTCTGGCGGAAGGAGATAAAGTCTTAGAAAAACACGATCTTTATATAAGATGGGAAGATCTAAACATTTCTGATGAGGCGGCAAAAATCACTGGCTTCTCTAAACAAGCCTACGACAGGAGGAGTTTAGACCCCAAAGATGTCTTTGATAAATTCTCTAAATACCTAGAAGATGAAAATAATTTAATTATTGGTCAAAATCTTCTTGGGTTTGATGTTTATATGGTAAATATTTGGAGGAGAGAAATAGGTCTGCCTTCAGATTATTCATTTATTAATAGAATCATTGATACAAAATCTATTGCAACGGCAATAGCAAAAGAAATACCAGTACAAAAGGAAAATTTATTAAGTTGGCAATATAGACTTTTAAATCACAAAGAAAGAGGTTTAAAAACATCTCAAGCCACTTTATTGAAAAAGTATGACATACCACACGATCCAAAAAGATTACATGACGCTATGTATGACATTGAGATGAATTTTAGAATCTTTAGAAAACAACTTTTTGATATTGAATTATGAAATTTGAAAACTACTCAAAATATGAAACACCTTTCCCAGTTGGTGTAAAATTACCAGAAATTAAAATCGATAAAAAGTATTACGACTATGCTGGTTGTGATCCTAATTCATCAAATTTCAATTTCTTGAGGAGACTTTGTTATAAAGGGGTAATCCTAAGAGGTATTGATAAAAAACATGATGTTAATAAGTATTACGAAAGATTAAAAGAGGAGCTAGACATTCTTAATGAATTAGGGTTTATTGATTACATTCTATTAAATTGGGACATTTTAAATTTCTGCAAAGAAAAATCTATTCCAACTGGTGCTGGGCGCGGAAGTGCTGCAGGTTCTCTTGTTCTTTATGTAATTGGCGTAACTAACATTGACCCTATTCAATACGATCTTTTCTTTGAAAGATTTGTTTCCAAGAGTCGAGCCAAAAAAATAGAACACAATGGACAGATATATCTAGATGGAAGTCTATTGGCTGATATTGACAATGACATTAGTTATGACAGACGAATGGAGGTCATTAATTATATCAATGAAAAATATAAAGGTAGAACCTCAAAGATTTTGACTTTGAATACATTAAGTGGCAAACTCTGCATTAAAGAGTGCGGCAAAATAGTTTCAGAGCTTTCGGAGACACAGGTAAATGAAATCAGTGACTCCATTCCTAAAAAATTTGGCAAGGTTTCAAAATTAAAAGTTGCATATGAAGAGAGTGAGTTATTTAAAAAATACGCTGATAAATATAAAAGGGCGTTTAGGGTGGCTAAAAAACTAGAAGGTCTCAATAAAAACACAGGAGTTCATCCATCTGGTATATGTATTAGTTATTACGGCCTTGAAGATATCATGCCTCTACAGCTCACAAATGACGGAGCACTTGTTTCTGGTTATGATATGAATGACGTAGCGAGCTTGAGCGTTAAATTCGATATCTTGGGCCTCAGAACACTCTCTGTCGTCAATGACATCTGTAAGCGCATCGGAATCAATGTGGCAGATATTGACTGCCAACATGAATCCATCTATGCTGCACTAGCGTGCCTTGAAGCTCCACAGGGATTATTTCAAATCGAAGCAGATACAAACTTTAAAGTATGTAAGCAGATAGCTCCAAAAAACCTAGAACAGCTTTCTGCTGTGGTTGCGATAGCTAGACCTGGAGCATTAGACTTCAAAGACAGATATGCTGAGTATGTTAGGACAGGAGACTTCCAATCTGTACACCCATTCTTTGATGACATTTTGAGTTATACTGGTGGAATTCCTCTTTATCAAGAGCAGTTGATGAAAATGGCTGTAAAAGTAGGATTCAGTTTAGATGAGTCAGAGCAATTAAGAAGAATCGTAGGCAAGAAGAAGGTGGATCAAATGGCTGCTTGGAAAGACAAAATCCAAGAAAAGGTGTCAATTAATAATCTTGATCCAGTGATTAGTGAAGTTTTATGGAAAGTTGCAGAAGATTCAGCCAATTATTCATTCAATAAGTCTCACTCAATTAGTTACGCCTATTTAGCGTCAATTACAGTTTATTTAAAATTTAATTATCCACAAGAATTCTTTTTAAGTTTATTAAAATTTGCTAGATTTGAACCAAATGCTCATGAAGAAATTCACAAAATTTCTCAAGAATTATCTTTGTTTGACATAAAATTATTGCCACCAGATCTTAACAAGTCAGATATTGATTTTAAAATAGAAGATAAAAACATTCGATATGGATTAAATTGTATTAAAGGAGTATCAGATAAAGTTTTAGAGTCACTACTTGAGTTTAGAGAAGGATGCTTCCGCAATAAGTATGAAGTATTTATCTCAGCCAAGCAATCTGGAGTTAATATAGGATGTCTTTCTGGTTTAATTCAAGCGGGTCTTTTAGATTCATTTGTCACGAAGGATAGATGTCGTCTAGTCTTAGAGGCTCAGGCATTTAATATCCTGACAGACAGAGAGAAGAGAAATGTTTTGGAGATTGGAAATCAATACGACTTTGATGTTTTAAATTGTATTCATGATGTATTTAAAAATAAAAAACTAGGAGACGATAATAAAGTCCTCTTTAGCGAAAAGAGATTTAATACATTTAAGAAAAAGTATGAACCTTACAAAAAAATATACGAAATAAATAGAAAACATATTAAATATGCAAATTGGTTCTTTGAAAAAGAACTTTTGGGATATAGTTATTCTTACAACATTAGAGAAATATTTAAAAACAATGAGATTAAATCACTAATTTCTTCCAAGGAAGTTAGACATTCTGAGCAACGCTCAAATATTCAATTTGTTGGCATACTCACAGATATTATAAAAAGAACTAGCTCTAATGGAAATAAATACGCCAGACTAGAACTACAAGATGATTTAGGCGCTGTATGTGGATTATTTATGGATGGATCGCAAAAAGAAAGATTGACTGAGTATTTAAACTCTGGTAAAAAGCTTCCATCAAAAGATGATATAATTATCATCGAAGGATCGAAGGGAGATGACATCGTTTTTATTGATAAAATTAATATACTAAACGATAAGATTTATATGAAACTTTCTGAACTAAAATAAGTGTAATTATGATGATGGGAATTAACGATTTTAATCTAACTCCAAGAGCAAAAAAAGCATACAAACTTGCAAAACAATTTGCCAGCGATAATGAGCACACTCTAATCAACAACGCTCATGTTTTTTATGGGTGTTTAGCAAATGCTGCGGATTCTTTTTGGAGGAACGTAAAAAACAACGATATTAACTTATCAATTGATAGTTATATTGAAATTTTCACAAAACTCCAAAAGGAAAAACCTAATTTTTTCAAAGCCAATAAAAATAGCGGTAGTTGGCATCAAGAAGTCAATGATGTAATGGTCGCAGCGAAATCTTTTTCAGAGATATATGATAATTATTATATTGGCTCAGAACACATTATATACTCGATATTAGAATGCTCTTTATTCTTTTCTGAGTATCTATTTAAATCTGGAGTAGATACAGAAAAACTCAAATCAATGATTGAGTCATTAATCATCGACAATAATTCTGGACAATCAATATCAGATACTAATACAAGCGAAACACCAATTTCAGATACTAAATCATTAGCTAAAAAATACGAACCATTACAAAAATATTGTATATGTTTAAATGATCAAGTAATTAATAATTCAATTAGCCCAATCTCTGGAAGAGATAAGGAGATAGATGAATTAATTGAAACTATATCTAAAAAAACAAAAAGCAATGCTATTTTAGTTGGAGATGCTGGGGTTGGTAAAACAGCTATTGTAGAAGGTCTTGCCCAAAGAATAGTTCAAAATAAAGTTCCAACTAATCTATCTGGCTTTGAGATCCATTGTGTAGATATTGCATCAATGGTTGCTGGCACAAGATACAGAGGGGAATTTGAAGAAAAATTTAAATCTCTTATTAAGGCTGCATCTGAATTTAAAAATATTATTTTATTTTTTGATGAAATCCACACAATCATTGGCACTGGAAGCGCAGAAGGATCTCTGGATGCAGCAAATATGCTTAAACCAGAACTCGCAAGAGGGTCCATTAAATGCATTGGAGCTACAACTACAAGTGAATATAAAAAATTCTTTGAAAAAGACTCCGCAATGAAGAGGAGATTTGATTCAATTATAATTGATGAACCAGACAAAGAACAGACAAATAAAATCATTCAAAATTCTATTAAGTTTTATGAAAACTTTCATTTTGTAAAGTACGAACAAGAAACCATAGATCTTATTGTGGATTTGTGCGATAAATACATTTTAGATAAAAAATTTCCAGATAAGGCTTTTGATATTATTGATCAAGTTGGAGCAAAAGTTAAAGTTAAAAAATTAAAACTACCTCCAGATATTCAAAAAATTCAAGATGAAATTTCATCTAAATTATCAGATGATTATATTTTATCAAACAAAGAAGAAGAGCTTTTTTATGAAACCTTATTAAAAGAATACATAGATAAAATCAGCCTTTTTAATAAAAGTGTACTGAAAAATAAATTTAAAATCAAACAAAAAGATGTTCTAGAGGTAGTTGCTTCCAAAATAAATTTACCAGTATCATCGATCTGTCCAGAAACAG